GCTCCTGTCATTCTAGGAGGTAAAAACCCTCTTGTTGTAGAATCTGCTTGAAGAACAGCCGTTTCCTCCATTCCCATTTGAGCAATTGCTGATGACCCTACTGCATAAGTGTCATTTACAACAAAACCTCTTGACACTTTACCTACAGTGCTTTCATCAACAAACTTAGCAAAAGCATTTTCATCTGAACCAATAGCAGTTCCTCCATAATCTGTTCCTGCTGAAGTACCACAAGGGTGCAGTGTGGATTTATAATTTCCAACAGAAATCATCCTAATAGCTTGTTGTCCTGATATAGTATTATACATATAAGCTATTTTCTGTCTTATTTCATTGAACCTATATGTTCCTGTGCCAAGATTTACTCTTTCATTAGCATAACCACCTCCCCCTGTTCCTGAATATTTTACAGGATAAACAGTGGATATTCCCCCTGAGTAAGTCCAACCTAACGGAGCATAGCTTAATCTTCCATCTATTTGAGCAGAGGTAAATATTTGATTCACAGTAGGAGCAGAACCTCCATTTATGGTTGTTCCGTTTAGAGCATACCTTCCAGTTGGAATCCAACCATTAACCGAGTGGTTGTAATAAGGAATACTATCTGTACCATCTTCCGTGTGGATTTGTAATCCTGCTATTGGAGATGCTATTGAAGTTCTTTGAGCAATAGTCATAGAAGGTAGCATAAATCCTTGAGTAGTACTTTTTAAATTTAGTAAAACTGAGGAGTCAAAGTCACTATTTCCCCAATTTTGTTTAGAACTTAATACAGCGCCTGTCCCAGTATTCCAAAATCCAAATTTTGTATATAAATTTTGAATGTAATTTTTATTAGTGCCACTAGCACCAAATTTCATCTCACCTGAATTACCTATTCTAAAATGCTGAGTACCATTATTTCTAGTTTGGATACTTCTATTTGTAGTTAAATAGGGTGAGCTAACAGTATCTCTTGTAATATGAAGCATTGTGGTAGAAGTGAAAGGAGAACCCTCTTCTTGTATGAAGAAGTCTGTATTTTCTTGTACTTCAATTCCTGCACTATATATTGGATTTCCACTAGCGGCTTGACCACCTAAATGTAATTTAAAAAAATAATTGGTAGCAGAACCTAGTCTTGTACCTACTGCTCCACTTCCTGCGGTTGTAGTAGGTATAATATTACTACTACTTTGTTGAATTAAGGATGAAGTAAATCCCCCACTATTATCAGTTAATTGAAATTCATTTGATGTTCCTACTGAGGAACCTCCACCACCCCCACCACTGCCTGTATCAACGGTTATTGGAAATGTACTCCCATCACCTTTTGTAAAAGTTATTACATTTGAAGCTGCAGATGCTGTAGTCATTAAGGAACCTGTATCTCCTCCAACTCCAGTTAATCCACTTCCATCCCCTTCAAAGCTTCCACTAAATGAGCCACTAAATATACCGTTACCAGATTGGGCAAAAGATGAAGTTGTAGCATAAGAAGAACTAATTGAAGTTGATCCAGTATTGACTAAGATTGGAAAAGTTGTTCCATCCCCTTTTGTAAAAGTAATAGTATTAAGTGATACAGAAGCCGTTGTCATAAGAGAGCCTGTGGATATTGTTATAGCACTTCCGGTGTCTATAGTGACTGGGAATGTTGAGCCATCACCTTTTGTAAAAGTTATCACATTTGTAGCTGCAGATGCTGTTAATAGTAAAGAGCTAGTGTTGGTTGTTTCTGTTCCTCCAGTATTTCCAAAAGCACTTACTGCTACTTGATCTAAAAATCTAACTTGATTAGCCATTTAATTTCTTTTATTATAAATATTATCCATTTGATATAGTTGGTACTCCTCCATTATTCCATAATACTCCTGCTATTAAAGGATCAGTTGTTGGTAAATCATTTAAAGATATTAAAGAAGGTGCCTCAGGTTGGGCTGCTATTGATGTTGGAGGAGTTGTTAAACTTATATTTCCACCTTGAGTTGCTCTACTTCTTCCATCATCTGTAGTTTGAGGGGTAGCTTCATATCTTGCAGGATTAGAGTCAGTTTCTAAAGAAAATATAATTTTTGATTTTGCATTGTATTTTTTCACTGCTGTTGTTTCTTTTTGAACAACATCCGGAATAATATATCCATACATTTTGATTGAAAAATCACTTCTAACTGATCTGTCTTTTCCTTGATCTAATTGAGTAGCTATATTAAAACTATCAATTCTAGCTCTAAATTTAAATCTTGAAGGATTACCCCAATATGAGTCAGAAGCATAATTTATAGCTTCAACAATTTTATTTAACTGCTCAACATAGTAAGTTTGAACAATACAATCATAAGTTAATGTAACATAGTCAGGAACTACATTAGCCATAAATTGCTTGGTTGGGATTGTATTATTTAATAAGTTAAAATTACTATAGAAATTCTTAGTATTGTAAGATTTTTGCCAAGAAGTATAAACATTAGGATGATTTGAGTCTAATTTATTAGTTAAAGATCTATTTTTTTCAATTGAATTTCTCTTAAACATAATAATGGGATTCATTATAGCTCCTTTTTTATCTCTATAATATCCATCTTTTTGAACTGACTTCCATCTTTCAGGTGAGCCATAAATTATAGGTACAGCTATTCTCTCTCCATTTTGTATAACATGAGGTCTAATTACATTATCAAAGTAATACATTATTGACTCATCAATGTCTTTAATACTAACTACAAATGGCTTTGTAGTATCATCTTTAAAAGACATTTTAGTTGATCTATTAAAATCAACATTTGCTTCATTTGTAGGAGGATATTGTGCTCCTTCACTAGCATCATTAGGATTGCCCCTTTGAGCATCATAAGGAGTTATTAAATCATTTGCTATTTCCTTTTGAGATTTTGGTATGGGTTTTCTATATCTTTTAGCCATTTATTCTTCCTTTCTCTAACTGTATTTTATCAACTGGAGTATAATGGGTTTTACAAATAATTGATAAATCACTACCAAAGTTACTTAAACCTGGGTTTATTGGATTTGGGGCAAAATCATAATCAGGATCTTTACCTACAAATAATTGATTGCCTATTACATCATCTACTTCATAATAACCTCCATAGTAGTAAATTATATCTCCTACTTCTGGAACTAAGTCAGCTCCAAAGTAATCTCCTTGATCAAATTCTTCATTAAAATCTAAATTTCTTTGTAGTAAATCATCACGTAAGAATTTAAAATCAATTAATTGATGATATTGTACACCAAACTCATCATCTGGGTATTCTTGATCTGATCTTTGTATTAAACAACTTAATATAATACCAGTATAATAATATTTAGCTCCAGCAGCTTCCCCATATAGGTTAACTTTAGTTTCACCTAATTTAAATTTATAATAAACACACTCTTGGGAAATAATGTCTCCCATTAGCTCTCTATTGAGATGCCTAAATAAACTTATATCTCTTTGACCACCGTATAATGCCATATTATCCTATAAAAATTGTATATGGAACTTTATTTAATTCTTTTTCTAAATAATCACCTTCTTGTGATTTTCTTTCTAATAACTTATCTCTTGATGTTTCATCAAAGTAAGCTCTTAATTTTTCTCTTAATGCTTCTTTTTCAGATGTTGCCGCTGAAATTAAATCTGATTGATTTAAAGTAACATCTGCATCTGGAATTGGTATGGTTGAGTATTTACCTCTAACATATCCTAAAATTTCTTTTGCTATTGCTAAAGTCATTTCAAAAATCCAAGCCCTACCTATTGAGTTTATTTTATTGTAATCAGGATTTGAAAATGGGACTTCAGCTACATTTGTTACTTTTCCTGTTCCATTTTCATATGGATTATTTCTTTCTGATTTTTTAATATATTGGAATATTAATTTACTAACATTATCTTGTGGAATTGGAAATATTTTTAATCTATTATTTATTAATTCAAATGAGTAATTAGATCTTCGTATTTGATCATTAAATTCAATTGCTTGAATTGTTTGTAAATCATAATTAATAGGCATCATCATAAAATTAACAGCAGGTGACATTGAACCCCATCCAAAATTATCCATTAAATTTATCATTCCTGTTCCTGTACCCCCATAAGGATCGAAGTATCTTGTTATAGCTGGAGGAGCTTCATAAAATATTCTTTTTAATTCTATTGAGTCATTAGCTTGTAAATTTGCATTAGCCGCAGCCCAATCATTCATATTATACTCTTGCTGGCCATTAATTAAATCTAATGAACCTGAGTACCAAGTTACATTTCCTCCAACACCGGCTTCAACACCATATTGCTCTGAAATTCTAACAATTGATGCTAAATTTGGTGATATAAGTTGAATATTAGCATTTTCACTGTCTGATGAACCTTCTAATGATAGATAATTTTCTCTAACTTTGTAAGCATATAATTCATTCCCATATATTGTTACTGCTTCTTCAAAAGCAGTATAAAATGAACCAGATTGGAGTTCGACATCAGCTAAGGGCCAACCTAATCTTCTAGCACAAAAATCAGCTACTTTATCAGCATCATTTTTAAAATCTAAGTCATTATCATAAAAGCCAAAGGGTGTTTGACCTGGGAGAAATGTTGATGTTCCTGTCCAAATAGGTATATTCATAATTGTTTAATTAAGTTGTTGCTATAAAATACTCAACTTTAGCACTACTACCTGATGGTTCAACTGATACTGCCATTATATCATCATATGTGAATGTATTAGCTAAACTTCCTGTAATGTCACTTGTAGAAAGCATAAATGTTCCACCTGCGGCTATTGAAAAGTTTAATAACTCAGAGGAGGATGATACTTTTAGATTTAAGGGTATTGTAGATGAGTAGTTTGAAATTCTACCATACTTAAAACTTCCAGTTTGGAATGTTCCTGCTCCAGGTAAATTACTATATTTAAAAATTGTTGTTTCACTCCCTGATGGAATTGTTACTATTCTATTATCAATATTTTCAATATTTGAGATTGTAAGATTATAATCAGTTCCTCGCTCTGTGCCTTCAATCAAAACACGTTCTCTTATTAAAAGGGTAAAATCAGCCATTGGTTTTGGTTATAAATATTAGAAATTTTAATTAGAATAAAAAAAGACCTGACTTAAAAAGCCAGGCCTAATCTTTTGAATCTATATGTTAAGATTTATTATATCAACGCAGTGTTGCTAACAAATACTCTACCGTAGAATTCTGGTCGAATCATCTTCTTAGCATATCGAGTTAAGAGACCTTTTCTTGGAGTGAAGGTATCTGGATCGTATACTAGAGGAGTCATGATCAAAGGAATATATGGTGCAAATACAGCGCCTGTTTCAAGGAATTGATTTCCTCTATAACCCATCAATATAACATTTTCAGTCATATATGGATTTTTATAAACGTCGTATCGACTATTCATTTGGCCCATTTTCTGGATACCGAATGCAAATTTACCTTTTGTAGCATCACCATCAGCATTTGAAGCAAATCCTGGGATTGACTCGATGATAGTAGCAACAGTTGGGGAAATCATACAGAAATTAGCACCACCACGAAGGGTCTTTTGGTGAATTTTGTTTGATACCTTTTGCATTTTAGTACCTAAAGTTTGGAACCATTGTCCTTGAGAATTGAAGAAATTCAAGTCTGTATATCCTGTTCCAGCAGAATTAAGAGCTTGGTTATTTTGTGCATTCCAATACTCATCAGCAGCTGATGCATCTTGAATAAGCATATCAATAATTTCAAGGTCAATTTCCAATGAAATATACTCACTCATGATTGAAGTAAGCTCAGCCTCAGCATCTAGTGCTTGGTAAGCATTCAAATCTTGAGCAAATTCTGGTGTCCATTGTGCTTTCAACTTTTTAGTTTTAGCAACAATTGCTTCAGACTTCATTTTCACATCAATTTGTGGAATTGAAAGTGCAGTTGCAGATTGGTTATTTGGGAAACCAGCACCGCTAGCATCTTCAAAGTCACCTCTGTTATTATCAACAGGTTGTTGGTTATACAATACTACTGTAGGAGCAGCTGCACCTAAAGATGCTGGATCTACTGCATATACAAATGTTATATTTGTACCATCTGTAGATGTATACTGTGGAAGTAAATCGGCATTAGCAAAGTTTGAACCTGAAGTAGCTACAAATGCTCTAACACCTTTTAAATCTGGTCTCGTTAATTGAGAACCTGAAACAGTGATATAAGAATAAGTATCTCCGGCGGCAACTGAAGCTGATTTTTCTGCTTCAAAATCAACCATTGCCCAAGTTGCTGAACCTGAATCTACAGAATCAACAGAAGCTGAGAATTGGTTAGTAGAGTAAGCAAACCTACCTGCACCATAAAGACCATCTGAAGGATCTACACCGGCACCTGGGTTAGTATTACCATACATTGAAGCAGGGCTTGAATAAACATCACCTGCGGGACCAAAGTTAAGTTCTTTGTCTTGTCCATATTGGAAATCTAGGAAAAATACTAGACCTGAAGGAAGATTCATTGGTTGTACGGAAACAAATTCTTTAGAAGCAATTTGTCCAAATACTTTTCTTACCAATGGTAGGGCAACACCTGCCCACTGAGCACCTTGACCTGCTGTAAAAGTAGCACCACCTTGGTTGGTAGCATTAGTTTCAACAACAAGCTGCTTAGCTTGGTTTTCAAGTATCATAGACATATTGTTCTTATGAACTTCTTTTCCTAAACCTTCCAATAGTCCTGTTCTTTCCCACTTTGATGCTAATCTAGCAGCATCACTCTGCATGTTTTTCCAACCTTTTGCAGAGCTTTCTAAAAGAGAATTTAATTGACTCATGTTTTTAAGTTTTAAGTTTTAATAATTATTTTAAACCGGCTAATTGTTGAAACCTTTCCACCATGGGATCAGTTGCAATAATTGGCTTTTTAGTTCTGTTAAAGTTACCTGTTACTTTAGATGCTCTACCTAAAGATTCTTTAATTGGTCTTTTGTGTAATTTTTTAGCTTTAAGTCCCTCGCTTAAAGTTTCAAATACCAATTTAGATTCCTTAATTGTAGATGCATTGTCAAATGCTCCAAGTACTTTTACTTTTTCACTTTCTGTTAAGTTTTTAGCTTTAAAAATCTTATTAGTGTAAAGTAATTTAGCATTCAATAATTGAATTTCTTTATTACTTTCTGATAAGATTCTATTTGCTTTTTCTAAGTCTCTAATTTTAGCTTTAGCTTCTCTTAGAGATTTGTTTGTTTTTCCTATTGCGATGTTTTTATTACGGATTTTAGCTTCCATGACTTCAACTTCTTCTTCATCGTCTTCGACTTCAAATCCAAGTTCTTCATCATCTTCAACTTCTACATCCATATCCATATCTATGTCAACTTCACCTTCTTCAGTTTCAAAGCTTTCTCCTGCTTCTAATTCTCCAGCAGCAACCATGTCAGAAATAACATCTTCAATAAAATCTTTCAATTCATCATCAGTCATGTCTTCCAATTCAGTTGTTTCTGTGTCATCATCCTCAGTGTCTTCTTCAGTTTCAGTTTCAACTTCTACTTCCTCTTCTTCTTCTTCTTCTGCTTCATTGAGAGTGTCTCTTTCTAGCTCAGCTAGAATTTCTTCTATGGAAAATTCTTCATCTAGATCATCTTCATAAGACATATCATCACCTTCCATCATATCATCACGCATATATTCAGTTTCACGTTCCTCTGGGTCTGTGTCACCTTCCATACCATGTCTCATGATTGGGTTAGACATTTCATCTAAATCATCTTCTTTTTCCATTTCTTCCAATTTTGCGGATAGCATAGATTTAAGTTGGGGTGTAAAAGCTTCTTCAAGAGCAGCCTTCGCATTTGCGATTGCAACTTCTTTTACGGCTTTAGCATCAGCAATAGCTTCTTTGAGAATATCTCGTTTTGCCATTGTTCCTAAATTTAATTTTTGTTTGGGAAAATACGTTTATTATAAAACGTAATAGAATTTTTGTTATTTTAATACCATATAAATGAGGGCGATGGCATATTTGCGGGTATACGTATGTAAGTATTCTTTAAAGTCGCAGAGTAGTAATTATTATTTCCAATCTTGTTTAAGTTCTTCCATTGCTTCAACGGCTACTTTAAAAGCTTCATTATACGAGTCAAATGGACCATCAGGTGTTCCATAGTCACCATAAGAAATATAACCATCTACAAAAAATTTCTCCTCATTATCTGGGTTGAAGTCTCCAATTCCTTTTTTAATCATAATCATATCTTCATGTTCTGTATCCCATCCTTCCATTGGTGCAGAAAATACTTTGATTACAGTTTCTCCAGGATTGTTTTCCCAATCTGAGTAATCATCTCCTCCATCAGTCCAACCTGAAGGAATCATAAAACTATCTGCTTCTTTTAATAGCTTGTTTTCTGCTAGGTATTTTTTTAAATCAAAGTCTTTCATAATTAAAATATTGGGCAATTACCATTTGCACATAAAATTTCTGTTACTATTGTGTTAATTTTAGTGTATGGGTTAATAATTTGTTCTTTTCCTTCTTTAATTGTTTTCATATATGAGCCTGGATTGGAAGGTGTTGAGACGAAATCCCAACATAGTAATTCAAAGTCATCTTGTACTTCCATTAAATCACCATTTTGCTCTAATGAGCCCATTCCTCGAGATGATACACCACAAGTAATTCCACTTTCAATTAATGCTTTTAAAATATTTCCTGATGGGGTAGGTAGAATTTCTATTTTACCTATTACGTTGTCTCCATCCCACCACATATCTTTTATATTATGTGATACATTTTTTAAATTTACAACTTGGGAGTCAGGATGATCTAACTCACCCATTGCTCTATTTTCTTTAACTAATTCCTTATATTTATCAATTTCTCTATTCCACAAGTCTCTAGAATAATATCTACCATTTCCATTTTTTACTTCAGCAGTTGCTAAAATACCTTCAACTAAAGGATTACCTCTTTCAGATTTACCCTCTAAAAGTATACCTTTAGTAGGATTGAATAATTGTGTTTCAATAAGTACTTGCTTCATCTTAATAATCTCCAAATTTAAGACCTAAATGAGTTTCAATTTTAGGTAAAGTATTTTTTAGGTAATCTAAAACTTCATCTACACTACCCAAACTATCATATAAATCCTCTGCTATTTCATACATAGCATCTTCAGCTTCATCTGCTACCATAGCTTCATTAACATCATCTTCTTGAAAAAGTTCCATATCTGAAATTTCTTTAGCAGCATCTCTAGCTCTTTCAGTTTCATCAGCTACTTTAGTAGCATCATCAGGATCACCTTCAGCTTCATTTAATCCAAAGTAGTCCATGTAATTCATATTTACAAATCCACCACCGGTTACAATACCACCTGCCATTGAAACTGAGTGTTCTTTTAATGATTTACTTTCTCTTGAAATAGCGGAATGCATTAGCCAATTTATTGCTTCTTTATCTGTTGGTTCAACTTCAACATTTCTAGTGTCTAACCAATCTTCTAAATCATCAGAAGTTTTTCCATATTTATCTAAAACTTTTTCTAAAGCAGCATAATTAAAATCTATGTATTTATTTTCTCCATCATCTATAAATTCAGTATATTTACTTTCTCTTAAAGATTTTCTTCTTCTATATTTGTTTTCTTTTAGAGTACCGTATCCACTTGATTTATGTGGTCCTTTTGGCTCTTTGGGTTCACCTAAACTTACGGATTCACCAGTATAACCAATTCCTTCTTCTCCGAATTGACCATTTTTAGTATAATAAATAGGATCTTTAACTAAGTTTTTATGAACAATGTCTAGAAGTTCTGTTTCCGTTTTGTCAGCATTTTTAGGATTTTTTAATTCACAGTAGTAACCCATTTGGATTTGACCAAAAATCATGTTGTTAGGATTTTTTTCATCCCTATTATCATATGCCTTGCTTTGGTCTTCTTCTACTTCTTTAGATACTTTCTTCTCTTCAGCTTTAGCTTCTTTTAAAAAGTTTTCAAAAGCTGTTTCATATCCTTCTTTCTTTTTAATTCCAAAAGGATTATTAATAGGTTCCATCCCAACAAAATTTTCATTAATAATGTTCTTTTGTTTTAGAATGGTTGATGCCTCGTTAAAAGCTGCTCCTGGTCTTATAAGATTAGGATATAATTTTTTAGCTTCTTTTAGAAAAACATCTTTATGGCCTTTTCCCTTTTTTATTAGCCCATATTGTTCTGTTAATGTCCTTTTCATTCTTCTTGTTTTAATAATTCTATAATATCATCTACTAAACTTCCTATCATGTCTGTTGAGTAAACAACTTCATATGAACCAGGATTTTCGTTGTAGTATTTTGCGGTTTCATTTTTAGCATTTGAAAGAAGAGGTGAGATTTGGTTTAATTTTTCTTCAACATTAGAGAATTGTTGTAGTCTTTTTTGTTGAAAATCACTATACTCTGTTAATTCTTCTTTTTCAAATAATTGCTTTACTTCTAAACCTGA